ATCAGCAGGATTGAATAGTCCTTTTACGTTTGCATCATAGCTAGACCATTGATGCCCTAGCTTAGAATCAATCTTGATTTTTGAAAACTGAATTTTGTTTTGACGATCTTGATCATATGCAAGAGTTTTTTCAAGTTGTTCTATACAGAAAGAATCATCTGTACCAGTATCACATAGAAGAATCTTATCAACATAGTTGTAGACAGCACCAATTGTGTAGAAGAGGAAGGGTTCATTTTTTACGATAGTGTGACTTGTGATTTGTGCCATTAGTTTATTCCTTATAGACTAGTTCATTTGATAGCATTTCAGGTCTTTGCCATTCGGTATTATTTATGTTCGATTTTTCCTGCCTTTCTTCCATTCCTAAGAACAAAGGTAGAGTGTAAGCGTAGTAGATTTCCATCAAATCTGCTCTAGCATTCCAAGGTGTACCATGAAACTGATGGATAACATCATACTCTGACTTGATTGACTTACCACGTTTGGTGAATCCATTGATGAAGTATGAATCTTCAGCAGCAACACCTAGAGCAAATCGTTCATCGAATCCACCTTGCTTGATGAATTCTGACTTACTGAAGCAGCAGCAAGTATTTGATTCACAGTTATGCTTACCTGCGAATGAGAACATGTTATCAAAGAGAGAGATAGGAGCATCAGGTGGTGGATTGATTGTATCATGCCACAAACAAATCTCTGGATCATCAAGAATATTTGAAATGTATTGTAATTGGTTAGGATCACAGAAGAGAACTTCAGGATCAGTTCTGATAACCTTTTCAAATGATACTTGGTTACAGATTTGAGCATTCATATCACAAGTAGGTTGATTGGTTGTAATCTTGAATGGAAGTTTATCTCTATCGGAGATTGCTAGTTTGATCTGATGGAAACTTTTGTAGTAGTAGTTCACAACTTCCATTAGTCTTTGAGTGTATTCAGGTACTGTGATACAAACTTCAATGTCTTTAGGATTGAAGTTCATATACAGTAATTGTTTTAGTTTGAAGTCAAGGAAATCTTCTCTTCCCTTGAAAGTCATAGCTATTGAAATCATTTGAAAGCCTTTTTGAGGTAGTATTCAACTTGAATTTGTGTGAAGATGTTCAAGTTCATTTTGTCTTTGTTAGCAGCATACCATTTGTCTGCTTCACGCTTGCCTGTGATAGCAATTCCTGCTCCGATCCAATCACACACCATTTCTTTGATGTATTTGTCAGGCATTCTTAGTGGGATTTTCTGACCATCATCGTAACGAAGAACCCAATGTTGCCAGTGGTGTTTGTTCTTATGAATGTGTCTTAACCAAGCATAGTCAAAATCTTCTTTCTTTGTGTGTTCAGACACAGAAATGTCAGTACCATAGAAGTAACCTTTGTATGCAAACCATTCAGAAGGTAGAAACTTTGATAGATCATGTGTTAGTCCTCGCCAGTATAGACCTAGCTTGAAACATTCTTTGGCAACATGATACTTGTGAGTAAGGATATACTTTAGATATTTGATGTTATTCAACGATCAACACTCCTATTCCAGCCCAAATTTGTCCTTCATCTTCTTTTAGTTCTTGCCATACTTTGTGATTGGTTCTTACTCTCTCCCAAGCTTGGGATACCATACAACCATGCATCCTATGGAAGTCTGAATCAACAATGTCATGGAAGAAAATCATTCCACCAGCACGAACTAGATGTTTGTAGTTCAGGTAATCTTGCTCTGCACCATAGGCTGAATGATCACCGTCAATGAATAGGAAATCAACTAGTTCTCCATTGAAGTAATCCTCAACACCTTGAATGATAGCAGGGTTTCTAGAATCTCCTGTGAAGAAGCTATGTTCACAGTTAGCTTCAGTCTCAGCAGTATCAAAAGATTTGTTGAGATCGACTGATGCTAGTTTAGAACAGATCATTGAGAAACCAATTGTAGTTCCACCTGAGTAACAACCAATATCAATTCCTTTTGCACCGTTAGGAATCATATCGACCATTCTGAGATATTCAGATTCTAGTTGTTGAATACCATACTGCTTTGCTTTGTCCCAAATATCGTTGTTGGTTATTTCATCGTTAGTTACGCTCATTTTCGTTTTCCTTGTTCCATTTGTCTAGTTTCTCATGATATTTATGAGTGGTTGGTATTGTAAAATTGGTTGAATAGTTCCCATGAAACCATGATGCTGATGGTAGATATCCTTGCATGTCTGCTATGTGAGAGAAATCTCTTTCCATCATCCAACGATCTGAGTATTCAGAAATGTTAGTGTTGAAAAACTTTGGAGATACACTTTCAATGAAGTCACCTAGAACATGGTTCTTCATAACAAAGAAAGTATTGATGTAGTAATACTCAAGTACTGTCTGAGTACATAGTTTTGGATTGAAAATAGACATACAACCCATCTTGTTAATGTCTTCTTTTACGTCTGTAATGGTCAAATATGGGCTGTAAGAGCCTACTTTAGGATCACTAAGCTTCTCTCCAAGAACTTTCTTATCAAAGATAAGATCATACATCTGCTTCCTTAGAGGATCATTTCCTGAAGTGATTCCTTTTGAGTGAACAAAGAATACCAATTCAAAATCCATATCAGAGTCAGCATACAGTTCCAATGCAGTAATGAATGATGATGCATCTGAATCAATCATCATATGTACTGGAACTCTTCTACACTCTATGTTAAGATTCCTAGAAGTCTTTCTAAGAATCTCTTCAGTCTCTGGAATGGAGTTGTGTTGGATGCCAATGAATATCTTGGAAGACTTATCAAACTTCCTGATGTGTTCAAAAATTTCTTCCAGCACAAACTTCTTTTTGGTTGATGGTAAGTAGACTGCGAATAGGATACAGTTCATTTATATTTTCCTTTCTTTCATTTTAAAAAGGTGACAGAATCTTCTACTATATATAAGAAAATTCTGTCACCAAAACAACATCGTTACCACCTGCCGCATTACTTTGTCACTTCATCCAACGAAACCTAAAATCTTGTTTGGCGTTTGTCTTGATGTAGGTAGTACTGTGATTAGCTTGATACTTCCTAATGTTGTCCATTAACTTAGGAACATTAACTTCCCTGAAGCTATCTTTGAAATCACGATAATCTTTCTCATTGATTTCTTCTGAACCATCAGTTGCATGAAACCCAGGTTTGCTTGTATCAATCACAGCAGCTTTACCAGCAGGTAGATGAAAGAATGCATCTTCGTCTTCCATATATGCGTTGTAACCACCCCTAATGGCTATTCTAACATGATAATCTGCATCCTCTTCTCCGTAAACTGAGTAGTTTTCATTGAAGTAACCAATGCAATCCTCAGTTGATCTAGGGATAAGAAGACAAGCACCACCAATGTTACCTTGCTTGACTCTGATGTTTGCAGGATGATTGATAGGATATGATGTAGGTTCTACGTTGTATCCAAGTGATGCAGGATGAAACCTAGCAGGAGTAGAGGTAAAGACTTTGATCATATCATCCAACCAACCTACTTTCTGTGCAACCATATCATTGTCTAGTTTGAGAAAGTATTGTGCAGTAGGTTCTTTAGTCCAGCAAGCATTAGCACCTTTGGCAACACCAACGTTCTTGGTATTGATACAGAGATTATCTATTAGACCTTGCTTTTTGCATTCTTGCAGGTATTCTAGTGATCCATCAGTAGAACCATTCTCAACTACAGTGATCTTGAATGGATAACTACCTTTGGTTTTGTATATTGCTTCGATGCATTGCTTGGTGTAGTTCAGTCTGTTGTAGGATAGTATCCCAATGTTACAAAAATCTTTTATCATTCATTCGTTTCCTTTATAAGTTTATTGGTTCCCAACATTCAACAATTCCCATGTCATGCCCATCTTCGGTGAACCATTGGAATCCTCTTCTGTATGCTCTTTGTTCTCTATTGTATATATCCAAAGTTTTTACAACAACACCGTCACTTGGTAATACATTATGAACACTATACATAACTGCTCCAGTTTCCATATTTATATGGTTATGTTTCAACATGGATTGAAGTCTACCAATTTCGTTTCTCATATCCTGTCTGGTTGGATACTTCATTTCACTGTACTTCATAGTTTTAGTTTTCTCCCACTATTATTTTCCCAACCACAGTTTGGACACTTACCAACTAAACATCCATCACAACCATAACACCAGAATTTTGTTTTGTTAATGATCTGTGCTTTCTGTCTATTGGTTAGTATATGATCATCTATCTCTGTTTGCTTATGCATACAGTTTCCTTCTTCCCCTCTCTTTACTATCACGAAACTTGTACCCCAAGAGAAACGAACCATTTCTCTGGCACAACATTTACAAGTCAATAGTTGCATGTTCTCTTTTGGATATGTAGGATGCATCCAAGTGTGACCATTACAACAGAACATAACTTCTTTTTTTGAGTTTGACCAAGTAGCAACTTCAGCAGATGCTGCTTGGATTTGTCTCAGTAACCAACCTTCTTTTAGTTCCATTCGTTTAGTCCTTATATCCAGTGCGTTTGTACACCTTACGCATTCTGTATTCTTTGATACCGTATCCAAATACAAGATTCCAAGTAGCTTCAGGGATCACTTTAACTGCGGTCATGTTCTGTACATAGTACATTCTGATAGCTTGTAGTCCTGTTCTGTATTCTGGTTTCTTGAGTAGTTCGTAAGTCAGTCTCATTCGTTCAACTTTCTTACCAACCATTTCTGTCTTATCCATTATCTCTCTTACAGCATCAAAGAACTTTCTCCTGATACGAAAGGGAATCCAGTGAAAGTTAACAGCCAAGATAGAGTTGTTAGGTCTTACATCAATGATGAAAATGATAGGTACTTTATCGTAAACGTGAAGTTGCCCTTCACCTTTAGCTTTATACCTGAAGTGATATAGTTTGTTGTAATCTAGTCTCATTGGATTTTACTTAACAGGAGTTGTATTGTTGATTGGTGGAACTTTGGATTCTTTTCACATTGATGCAGGAAGTCAACGATAGCTTCTTTTTCGGTTTGACCATACCCTGAGATAGAAGTTATCCCTTCAATGAATGCAATATACTCATACTCATATGGATCATAAACAATTTTGACTTGCATCATACCTCTTGTGTAAAAGAAATGCCCATGAAAGATGAACGATCATGGGCATCTTATTGTATTGAACTTCTTTGTTACTGAACTGCTACCTTGAGAGACTTGGTAAGGGTGAACTTAACAACCTTATGCTCTTTGATGGTTAGTGGAGTTCCATCTTTTGGATTACGACCAGCACGTTCTGGTTTGGTCTTCACTGAGAAACTACCTAGACCAGTAACTTTTACTTTACCTTCAGTAACAAGAGTTTCGGTTAGTGATTCGATGGTTGCGTCAACTACTTCTTTTGCGAGTTTCTTGGTGATTCCGAACTGCTGTGCGATTGCTTCTACGGTTGCTTTCATTTTGATTCCTTTAATCGGTTTTTGATTTGCCCTTCATGAGTATTTATGCCACTCAGAACTGACTAAAATCATCTTACCACAAAGGATAGGCCCAAGTCAAATTTTAATCCTCCACAAGGTCTTTCTTGTGTTTAGGATTGTCCCTGCGATCTTTCAAGGAACCCTTGAAAGTCCTAGGTGCAGGGATAGGAGGTAAACGATCCCCTTCATTTGCTGCGCCCTTCATTTGCTGCGCCCTTCATCTTGTCCAGTTTCTTACGTGTTTCGCTTTTCTTGAATCCCATGACTTGCCTCGCTTTGAGTTTTATTTCAGACAACTTAACATGCTGGAAGTTGTTTGTCAATTAAAAAAAGGGAGCTAGAAAAATCCTAGCTCCCTTTAGGGTTGTTGGTGGTGATCAGAAGATCACCACCAGTTGATTACCAAGTGATACCAGTGTAACCACCACCGAATGAAGAAGAACCGAAGTTAACTGCAAAAGTTCTGTAGTAGGTCTGAGTTCCGTATAGGTTAGCCGCAATCGCATCACGAGTCATGAAACCGATTTTTGGTTGGAAAGTAACAGGGTCAATTACTTTCTGCATTTGTAGAGGAATGTATGGGCAGTAGATAATACCGTTGTCGTAACCAGTTCCCTTGTATCCAAGAGTAATGTAGTCGGTATAAGCAAAAGTGTCCATGTAAACAGTGAAACGTCCATCTAGTGTTCCAACTTTAGCAACACCAATGGTTGGTTTAACTGTACCAGGTACAGCAGCATACATGAAACCAGAAAGAGTTTCAAGAGCAGCACATACGTTTGAGGAACAGATGATGAAGTTAGCAGAACCTCTACGAGTAGTTAGAGCAATTTGATTTGCTTCACGTAGAAGACGGTTGTAAAGAGTACGAATCTTTTCTGCTTCCCAACGACCATCGGCAGAACCGTTAGCAACGTTGACAGAACCGTAGTTCCAAGCTGGTGTAACAGTAGCCTTGCTGTTGATTAGGTCTACTAGTTCACGGTCAAGCTCTGCGCCAATTTCGTATTCCATGATGTTGATAAGTTCTTTCTCTGCATCAACTCCATGAATATTCTTTAGGTCTTGAGCCATTTCTAGGGTGTACTCAGCTTTTAGTCTACGAGTCTGAGCTTCTACTTGCGCCCTTTCAATCTTTAGCTGGAGGTTCTTGATGTTTGCACCCAAGTATTCACCAGTTGCTGTTGACATTGGGCCAGTGTAGTTCTTGAAGATTAGGGAGTACCCAACTTCATTCTGGAAACCAGCAACAACAGTGGAGTTAACACCAGTTGAGAAAGCAGATACGGATGGAGTTACTGCTAGAGCAGCACCGTTAGCATCAGGCATACGAACTAGGAAACGACCTAGCTCTGCGTACATGATCTGTCCAACTGAAGATACTGCACCGTTAGTAAAGGTTGCGGAAGCAGCAACAGTTGCTAGTTGGGTAATACCAGTTAGAAGGATACCAACAGTAGTGAATACTGCATCAGCACCAGTAAGGTCACGGTTAAACTTACCACGATCTACTGCGTTGATTCCTGCGCCATCACCGTAAAGGTAACGTAGTGCATAAACGTAACCAGTAGGTTGCTTTAGAGGTTGAACACCAACGATTTCATTCGCTAGTAGGTTAGGGAAAATACGTCTTACTGCTGGTACAAGGATTGGTGTGTATTGAGCAACGTCTGCCTGTACGGTAGCGGTTTCGTTAAGATATCCTTCTTGGTTCTCAAGAAGTTGTGCCATTTGTTCTCTGGATTGAACAGCAGGTGCTTTGTCTGTATCAATTAGTTCAGTCCATTTTTCTAGTAATACTGAATCGGCCATTTGAATTTTTTCTCCTTTATAAGTTTTGTTATTGTTAAATGTTTTGTAGGTAACTACTCATGGTGCTTGCAACTTTCTTTTCAGGAGCAGCAGCTTCAACTTTTTCTTCAAGCTTCTCAGGAGCAGCTTCAACTTTCTCAGTAAGAATCTTGGTAACAAGTACTTCAAGCTTTTCAGAGAATAGTTCTTCGTCAAACTCTAGTTTCTTTGCCATTTCAACAAGCTTGTCACGTTGCATATCGGTTTCAAGTTTGCCAGAAGCTTCACTGATCATGGTTGCTTTCTTCACAGTTTCAGTTTCTTTACGGGATTCAATTAGCTTGTTAACAAGCTTGGTGTTCTCAGTTTTGAGTTCATCAATTTCTTCTTCGGAAGAAACAGATTCATCAGATAGAGACACATTGAATGCTTCTACCATTTGTTGGAAGTTCCTAAGAACCTTTTCTGCAAGACGAACCTTGGTGAAGTCTTCAACGATCTGCTCATTTTCTTTGATGTACTCTTTAGTGAAGTACTCAAGATAACTATCGCACTGAGCAACTAAATCTTCTTTGAAAGTAGCAAGTTCAGTTTTATTACTTTCTTCAAGTTCTTGTTCTTTTTGAGCTATAGCTTCATTAACAGAAGCTTCAAAAAGAGTTGCAATTTGTAGCTTAACATCATCTGTTAATAGTTCAGATTCAATTCCTTCAAATAATGATTGAAGTGAATCTTTTCCGGTTTTTACATCTTCGGCCATTTTAATTTTCCTTTATTTCCTTTATAAATTTTTAATAACTTATTGACCTAAATTTAATAAATCTCTTTTTCTTTGTTTAGCACCTCTCATATTAGCTTTTGCTTCTTCTGAACGAGGCTTTCTCATTTTTTCTAAAGTTTCTTCTGTATGTGGTATTCCTTTATTTGGAGCAGGAATATTTCTTTCTTTTCTAGTATTTCTTATCTTTTCAGACATTAAATCTTTATCTCTTAATTTCCACGCTTCTTTCATCTTATATTTAGTATCTTCTGATAATGGTAAATCTTTAAATGGACTTAGTTTACCTTTATGTGAAGCACCAATTTTCATACTATGTTCTTTTGTTCTAGGCATCTTCATCTTCTTTAATGCTGAATATGCCATACTAGTAATTCTAATGTTATATCTTTTAGATTTGTTGCACATAAGTTTAAATGCATATGATAATTTAGATTTTGATGTATTCTCAAACATTTTAGTGGCTAACCAATGAATAATAAAATGTTCTCTTCCAGAAAGGTAAACTAAATTTTCTTTATCTTTCTCTCCACCTATTTTAAAACATTTAGGAAGGACATGATGAGCTTCTGTATATCCCAATAACTGTTTAGCATCTTTTCTATTGGTACATCTTTTATTTGCATTTCTACAAATGTTCAGATACCACTTTGTATACTTATTTGAAAGAGCAATCTCTTCTACTTTTTGAATATAAATACTCATGAAGCTGACCTCCTGTTTAGGTTAGAGACTGTAGATACGCCAATATCGTGACAGTCCTTTTTAATCAAACTAATAACTTAAAAGTATTTATAAAAAAAAGCATAACCCCTACTAGATTATGCTCTAAGTTCATAGAATCATTACTTATTTCTTGGAGATTTTTGTTAGAGTATCCTGAAACAATTTCATGAAAGCAGCTTGTCTTTCCTGTAGTGAGTATGGGTTTACAACCACAATCTCATCCATTTCTTCCTTAACAACTTTGATCTCTTGTTCAGTAAGAACTCCATTCTCAAGAATCCATTCCTTACCTTCAGTAATAGATTGCATAAAACAACCTGGGCCAGAAGGATTGAACACTGAGTCAATACAAATCATATTGTAGTCATTCTGAACAATACCATTCTTTAGTGAACCAGTTCCTCTTGAGGAAACTCCTACCTTAACACCAGACTCAATAAGATTCTTTAGAACAGAACCAAGAGGCATCTTATCAAGGATTTTAGCCTTACCCATAGCAATGTTACCTTCCATCTTTAGTTCAGTGATTAGATGGGAGATACGTTCCATGTTGATAGAAGAAGTGGTAGGATGTTCACACTCACCAACAGAACGTCTATCCTTGATAACATCCTGATACTTGTTAACCTGTGCTTCAATTACAGGTCTAGGATACCTTCTCTTGTTACCATTCTCTGCTTCACTCACAAGCATTGGGCCTGTGATATAGAAACTCTTAGTCTTAGGCATTCCTTCTTCTAGAGCATCTTCTTCAATGATCTGTGTTTGTACTAGATCAAAATCTACTTCTTCAATTAAAAGTGTTGGTTGCATTTCTTACTCCTATGTTAAAATTTATATCCAGTGTAATACTTTAACTTCTTCGATTGGTAGACTTGCTGCTGCATCCTGTAGATCATTCTTTGTAGAAAACAAAGCTTGAACATCCATACCAATCTCAACTAATACCTTATCAAAATCTGCCATAGATATTAGTTGTGTGTTGTTATCATAGTCTCTGATAGAAACACCTTCAAGTCCTGCAATGATAGCAAGACTTCTAAGTGAGTTAAGTTTGTTGGTAGAGTCAAAGTCAATATCAACTTTGAAATTGTTGTCTAGACTCCTAGTGGTTGCACCATCTAACATCCTAGCGTTGAATATGATTTTGAATTCAGTATGTTTCATCAAACGAACATCAGCATCAGATGCATAGTTGATAGGATCAGGATCACCTACCTGAACTACAAATCTTTCCTCAAGCACATACTTAGCAGAGTTAGGGTTACTTGGGTCTGCTGGTATTCTCCTAGTCATAGGAGTTGCATAGTTGAACTTATCATCCATGTAACGTATTAGGTCATAGATTGCAGTCTCATCATTCCAATCATAATTGTCGGTTGTTATTCTTACTACAGTATTACTCTTAACGTATACTTTCATTTGATATTATCCTTAGTAGCTAATGATTGTTCCATTCATTGAAATGTTTGCTGCTATAGTAGCTGATGTAGCATTCTGTAAGATAACAGGCATGTTAGAGAAAGCAGCAACACTGATACGACCAGCAGCAACAGCCGCAGCATATGATGTTATGTTCATCATTCCGTTACTGTTACCGTAGAATGCCATACTATTAACACCACCAGTTAGGTTAGAAATGTAAACATTATTATCACATTGACGAAGTTGTAATACTGCAAATTCATCAACCCAACCAGATTGGTAAGAGAACTTATCAAAGTATGAAGTGTTACAAATAATTGTACCGTTACATACTGGACTTAGTGAAATGTTATTCCCCATTAGTACAGGACTTGACATACCAATAGAACCTGTAGTTGTGATACCACCATAAATCCAGTTTACTTGTCTTGGATTCCCAGGAAGAAATGCATTACCAATGATATATGGATTAGACATAGAACAAAAACCAGCAGCTACAGAGAATGCATAATAGTTGTTGTTAACACCATTGAAGTTTCTTATAGTTGAGTAAGCAGTATTCAATGAAAATCCTGATCCACAGTTACAAGCAGTAAGGTTATACGCTTCAATCCCATTGGTTTGAATCAACCCACCATTACGCCAGTTGTCAATACTAATATCACTTAGGATCATTTTGTTAGAAGCATCAAATGCATTAGTTGATGATGCATATGGTCTACAACCTACACCCCTTGATTCAATCCACATATTTGCTGGATTTGTTCCAAATCCAGGAACACCTGATGGATTTGCGTCAGTACCCCAATATGTAATATCACATCCACCTCTGATAACAAATCCACTAACTTTCTTAACGTTACTCAATAGCATGAAGTAACAGTCATTTGTATTAGTCTTCCAACTAATAAGATTTGAATCTTCAGGAAAGTTGACACTGTAGTTAGATATTGAACTCTTGTTAGTATCATAGTACCAAATTCTGTTATACACATTAGTCATAAAAGTATTAGTAGCTTGAAGGATAGTCTTCTTGATTGTAACAGCACCAGATACTGGCCCTGCACTGATAGTGTTTGAAGGAATGAATCCATTATCAAATTTAACTTCAAATGAGATAGTGTTGGTAGGCTTTCCACCTGGGTTCACAGACATGATCTTATGTGATCCAGCAATGATTTTAGCATCATCAATGTTGTTTGGATTGTTTAGGTATGCAGGGAAGATACCAATGTAATCTCCAGGAATGATGTTAGCAGTACTATCTAGTACAACGAAGTACTCATAGTAGTTACATCCTGAAGGAGCAACAGAAGAAGTATTTCTTGTAGTATTAATGGATAGAATATTTCTATTGTAAAGATTCTCTGCTTCAACAGCAAATCTATCACCGTTCTCATGGAAGAAGTTTAGTTGTGAATCTTCATACCAGATACCATCACCAATAGTAACAGTAATGAATCCATCACCACCGATAGAGATTCCTCTAGCAAAGGTAAGTGCATCATTAATGTTATTGAAGTCACCTGTTCCATCTTGTCTAACTGTGATGATCTTATGGTAATTGATACCAACGTTTTCAAGTACAATGTTACCATCAGCCCCAGGTGCTACATTGTTTACTTTGATTGGGCCTAGTATTGAAGTGCCACTCATATCTGTGTTCTCCTAAAAATTATTTGTCTTCCTTGCTGAAGGTGTTCTTCTCAATGTAAGAAGTGAATCCAGCTAAGTGAGTCTTCATCTTCAACTCTACTTCCTTATTTATCTCCGCTTCAAACTCTTTATAATTCTTCTTTCCTACCATTGTGATAAATGATTGATCTAACATAGTTTTTGATTCCTTTTGAAATTATTTTGATTTAAATTTGACAAAACGTTTGTCTTCGTGTTACAATACAAAAGCCTCTCTGGAGCAGGGTAGATATATTCCTCCAGAGAAGTTGGATACCTTCTTAGTCAATATGAACACTTCCACAGAAAGGACATACAGCCCAATTCTTAGCATTCCAACTTGATCCACAACTCCTGCAAAGAAAAACTCCCATTCGTTTACTCCTTTATTTAGTGATTGTATGGTTGCAGATGAAATATGCATCTGTGAGGTCATAACAGCCCTTTTTAAAGCCTATCGCTTCAAACTCAGCCCTCAGTACCTCTGGAAGCTTACACCATGTCAAATGCTTGATATCGGCTGATCTAATCAGGGATTCATTCTCAAGAGCCATAGCTTTCTTTTCATCCTTGGGAAGATCAGCCATTACCTCTTTCAACTTCTTAACAAGTGAAACAGTCAACTTCAAGTTAGCTCTTTCCTCTTTGTTGAACAAAGGACTACGCCATGATAGAACAGGAATGATCTCAACTTCTATCCTAGGATAGTCTGTGTAGAGCATCTTACGAACAGACCAGAAGTTTCCAGCTATAAGGTCTTTGGAACTTGACACAGAACCAAAAGATAATCCTTCAAGATTGATCTTCTCAGGATTTGTTTCTTGTATGAACAATGAAATCTGTGTACATACATACACAAGAAGTTCTTCATCACAATAATCTTTAGGAGGAACTACAAGTTTGTACTTGGTAACATCACCATTCTTGTAGAACAACCCTGTACTTCTCATACTCAAATCTATTCCAAGACACATTTCATTTCACCTTTCGTTTATAAGTTGTTAAACTGTAGTACTGCATTTGTATCACTACCACAAGCAAACACTGATTGTGTAAACCAATTAATATTGTTATTAGAGTACTGAAGAGAATATGATGTTGATTGATATGATGCACCATATGTATTCAGTGAAACACTATGTACAACCGTATTTATACCCATATCAACTCCCCACCATTGAGGTGAATCTGAGTTTGAGTCATTACCTGATGCCCAAAAAGTTCCTGAGTTATTATCATTCGCATTAGTTGCAGGATCAGTACCTACCCATTCTGAGGATGCAATAGTTGATTTACCTATACACAAATCTGTTCCAGTACAGTTAATTGCATTATAAAAAGATATTGTATATAATAGATTGAAATATGCATGTCCACTATATGGAGTCCAAGAAGGAGTAGTACCAATTATTCTCCAATACCTATTCCCTGTACTGTTTGATGTGCAAAAAAATCTATTACTAAACATTAGTAGTTAGTTCCTCCAGCAGCACCATAGGTGTTAGTACCATCACACATGAAACAATATATATCAGTCTTACCATTCACACTTGTAGATGTAGGAATTACACCACCAGACCATTTGATAACAGAACCACCTAACCACCTAACTGTATGAACACCACCGTATGTAACTAGAACTGTATATGATTTACCAACAACAGAAGCTGGTAGTGTAGCTGATACAGAACCTGTTGTTGTAATCTTATGCATAGTACCCATTGTTAAGTCTATAACCATTGCTCCACTACCAGGTATGGCATTAAGAGTTTCTGAATAGTTTTTGATTGTAGGATTCAACAATGGTACATTTGATCTAACCCCATCAGGATGAATTCCAAAAAATTTGGAAGCTGATGGTGAATAACTCTGGAATACAAATCCTCTATTAGAAGAAGAGTATGCCATGTTGAAATACATGTTGAAATCTGAGGTTGTTTCTCCTGAGATTCTTCCAGCATTAGCACTACCAATGCTAGACATATGAATTCCATAGATTGATGGATCAGTATCAAATAACCCTATACCTTTACCATCAACTGCTGATGTAGTGATTGATCCAGAAACTTGTAACTTAGCACCTGAACTATTATCACCAGATGTACCTATGAGAACCTTACCACCTAATGTATTAAGGAAAGTATATCCATTACTAGAATACTGTATGTAAAGATCACCAGATGCTCCATTGTTAATAGCATATATTTGGTTTCCATTTATGTTAACATTACTTCCTGACAATGGGCCTATACCTACTAGAGTATTAAATCTAGGAGAAGTTATAGGTGCATACCAGCTACCAAGTTGACCATTCAAGTACTGAGCATTCAAGTTTGTTATCAAAGCTGTTGATGAAACCGCAGATATAGAAACATTACCAAGGAATGAAGGTGTAGTTATAGTAGGAGAAACTAAAGGTGAATAGTAACTACTAGGTTGTCCATTCAGATACTGTACATTCAGGTTAGATACCATCGTAGTTGAAGCAACTGTGAATGGAGATGTACCTGTAGCTATGATTGATCTGAATGTTTGGTTTACAATCATTTCACCATTTTCATTCCAATCATATATCTCTCTCCTAGCTGAAGGATGTCCACCCCACCAATCTATGTTGTAGATTGTAATAGTGTTACCGTTTATCCAAGTAGGATTGATAGTAACCCTAGCATATTTAAAATGTGATCCTGAAGTAGGATTGTTGTTCCAAGGAATAGTAGCATGTGGTAGGAACATATGTCCAGGCCATGAACTTGCTTGTCCACTATCAGCTACTACACTATTCCAAACTGTACCATCAAAACTTTTCTCTATAGTCCAACTACAAGTATTACCATTTGTAGAGTTGAACATATAAAGCCAGTTTAGATACACATAAGATTGTGCTTGAAATGTAAACCTAACTTTGTTCCATCCATTTGTAATTTGTACGGTAGTAAGTGATGGTCTACCTGATACAATTTTAGCTAGATCAGAGTTAGTAATAGCCCAAGGATTCCATGTAGTACCATCTGTAGTATATTCTGGTACTATGTTAGCATAAGGAAGAAATTGTGTCTTGTTGGTAGCTTGTTGCTCGAATAACGCTAGTTCTCCAACAGTAGGGTTTCCTAGATTTGAACGTAGTATGTTAGTAACAGGAATTGTAGAATGTACGTTCAAAATTCCTGAAGTAATAGTAGAAGCATCTTGGTTATGTGCCAATGCTGCTCTTGAAGTATCAGTAGGGTGAACATGGTCTGCTCTAGGGTTTGTAGTAAGTACACCAAGAGATGCAACCCCATCCATTTTGATATCAGCTAGAGTGAATGACAATCCACCATAACCAGCAATGGAAGTTGCATCAGATGCAGCAGCAGCAGCTAGGTCTGCTTTAGTTGTAGCAATCAACATAGAAGCGGAGGCTGAGATTGCAGATAGGTTAGCGGAAACTGAACTTGCAGAAGCTGATACAGAACTAGCAATTGAGATACCAGATGCAGCAGCTACAACTAACATAGAAGCTGATGCAGCAGTAGCACTAAGCATAGCAGAACCAGATGCAGCTATTGCAGCTAACATGGCAGCAGAAGCAGCTATAGAGAATGCAACCGCAGCAGATGCAGCAGTAGTGTATGGTAGTTGTCCTACAGGAATCAAACCATTAACTAGGTCAGCTTTAAGATTATGTACGTGAAGACTATCGGCATTTGCACCTGTAGTCAAAACATTATAGACAGACTCAGGAACATATCTTGAGACAAGTATTTGCCCATCTTTATTTTCAAAAATTTTATCTTGACCAGTAGGCAAAGCAAAAGTATTCACACTATTACAAAGTTTGAAGTTTGTAATCATTCCTGATGCAAGTATTCCATAAACATTACTTCCAATAGATGCGCTCATAACCATATCAAGGAATGTCATATTGTAAGAATTGACACCTACAGTTAGGTTTGTAGTTGCACCATTGAATACCATATTGTTAGCTGTAGGAGTATCACTACCAGACAACATATATGATTCAATCTTTATGTTGTTACACAAACTAAGACTATTAAAAGTTTTTGTTATTAGTTTGTTGAAAGGAGTATATACAACAGAATCAAACACACCAGAGTTATTGCTAGTCTCCCATCTTACAAACTGAAAGTTTCTCCAATCGTAGGAAGCTTCAATGTGATTGAGAGTATCATTCCTGTATATGATCTTACCAAACATAGACTGATCAATTGGATCAATTGGATTGATATCATAATGAACAATATCATTAGGATATGATTCTGATAGAGCTTCTTTGTATAGTACAGAAGATGTTTTAGCTTTGACTAGAAGAACTTCTACAGGAGATGAATTGTTCCAACTGTTGTATTGAGTTCCAATAGTTCCAACTGGAAGACCATTGATGAAATGAACAGTTCTATAGTCAGTAATTCTGTAGATGAGAGTATTTGAAAGTGTACCAGCATTTACTAAGGACAATAATTCACTGTAGGTAATATCAACTTGAAAGAAAGAACTCTCAGTCAATTCACCTTTGAACCATACAGAGTCTATGAAGTCATAGTAATCGGATTGAGTTAGTTTGTGATTGGTAGTCCAAGTATTTTTAAGCTGATCTCTAGTAGACATAGTTGTACTCTCTATTGGTGTAGATAAATTTATAGCATTATTTATAAGTTACAATAATGCTATAAACTTCAGTCAAATTTTATTTGGTTCTCTGTTGGAACCTACTACTTCCACCTGTTGCTGGAGTAGCTGCTGGTGCTGCTCCTGCATCATCCCCACCTTCTGCTGGTAAAGGTTGGTTGTTAGGTTGCATTGGCCCACCTACCTCACTATACCCTGGGATATCTTCACCACCACCTACTGGCCCACCAGCACCACCTCCACCACCAGCAGAAGGATCATTACCAAGTGCATCAGCTTGTCCTGAACCAGTGACTTCAAGTTGCTCATTGATCTCAGCAATCTCTTCATCAGATAGTCTAAGGATGTTCTTCTGAATCCATAATGGTGACAGAATCCTTGCCTCAACCAATCCGATAGCATTGTTAGCACCATCAAGTTTAACCTGATTGATCTGTGCTTTCTTGATCATAGAGATTTCATTAGAAGAAGCATAGTTGAACTTGATCTTCTCTTGAATCTTTTTCCAATCATCAAGAGATAATACCTGACGAGAAATTAAATCTTTCTTCATCAAGTCAACGAATAGATTATTGAACTTCCTTCTTAGCTTCTGAATGTATTTGAAGAATTTCATTTCATCTTTTTCAATGTCAATGTTACTGTTGATAGTAACTCTATCTTCTTTTGATCTTCTGTTGTTAGGAACACAAAGGGAAGAATATACTTTGTTCAAGAAATATTCTATATCATCAAAGCCACCGAAGTTAGAAGTAGAACCTTGTAGTGTATCAACTGAAGTTCCTTTACCAGTACTTGAATTGATAGAGAACCAGAAGTCTTCTAGAACTGAAATTGATTTAGCAGCATTATCAATTGTACCAGTTTCAGTATTGTATACTTTCTTCTGACGATACTTGTTGATCAATCCTTTCATGTACTCTTCAGCTTTAGACTTAGGAAGGTTTCCTGTGTCAACCTTGAATACTCTTTTCTCAGTAGAACGTGTGATCCTGTAGATGATCAATGTATCTTCCAATAGGTATAATTGGTTAATAGCTTTCATTGCTTTCTGAATAGGACTGTAGTAGCAACGCTTGTCAGGTGACATAACACCAGAGTTGATTTGTGTGATCTGTTCATCAAAGTAAGTGATCTCAGCATTCTCCAAGTCCTTGATAGGATTGTAGGTCTGATGGGTATTGATGAACCATTTGATGGTAGAGTCTTGTGCATTCTTATACTTCATGATATCGAATGGTGGTAATAGAATTAGTTTCTGAATACCATCTTTCATTCTTCTGTTGTTATAAACAACTTCAAAGTTAAGAGTTGAGTCTACATACCATTGACGAAATAGTTCTTCACCTTTCTCATTGAAGTCTAGTAGATAAAGAATCTTATCCCATGACTCTCTGATTTTTGATTTGATATTCTCTGTTAGTTCAATATCATCCATGTTGATATCTACAACAGGATCAATCTCATCAAATACAATTGCTTCAGAAGAGATTTCGTTTAGTGCTTCATCTACTTCAGGTAGGATAGAAGCTTCTCTCCACTTACGAATCATATCAGCAGTATTAACTGGCATACTGTTTGATCCACCAAGAGCAAAGTTATTGGTGTACATAGAGAATGGATCATAGCTTATATAAGGATTCTCATTGTCCATCTCTTTACTGATTTGTGAAAAGTTTTTGTGCTTGTCTTGGAATGCTTCACGATCAGAGTAGAAGGTTCTGTTCAACTCTTCTGTCATGATATCCCATCTTTCTCTTAGTCCATCAAATATACCCATTAGTTTTCCTTTACAAATGTTTTTATATAAATACTAGTGAACAAGTAATCCACTGACTCGCAATCAAGTGGAAACAGTATGGAGAAACTGCTGTCCTTGTCACATCTTATTTATGGAGAGTCAAGTAATGTCTACCAAAAAACTTACAACAAAAGTATTTGTCTCAAGAGCAAATGAAATTCACAACAACAAGTATGACTATTCACAAGTTGAGTACACTAATTCACATGCAAAAGTTAAAATTATTTGCTCCATACATAGAGTCTTTGAGCAGAAATCTTATAGTCACCTACAAGGTATTGGATGCTCTAAGTGTGTGAACAACTCAAAGTTATCAACTGAAGAATGGATTGCTAAAGCAATAGAATCTCATGGTTATAAGTTTGATTACTCTTTAGTAGAGTATACAGGGTATGATAGAAAAGTTAAAATCATTTGTCCTATACATGGTGTATTTGAACAAAGTCCACACAATCATTTGACTCATGGTTGTAAGATATGTAAATCTTCCAAGGGAGAATCATACATAAGAAGTTTTCTATTGGATAACAACATAAGCTTCATACAAGAACATAGATTTGTAGATTGTAGAGATAAATATCCTATACCATTTGATTTCTATCTTCCAGATCATAACATCTGTATTGAGTATGATGGTATTCAACATTTTGTTCCAACAAGTTTTAGTTCTGACAAATCAGATGAAACATGTGCTAAAAATTTTGAACTTGTTAAGTATAGAGATGAACTTAAAAATAATTTCTGTATCAAAAATAACATAACCCTTACTAGAATTCCGTATACAGAATTCAAGAACATAGATACACTTTTATCTTCTATTGTCTCTTAGAATGTGTCTAGTAACATCGTGTTTACTTCGCTGTAAATACCTGGCCTTATAGAGAGAACCGCTTACTACAGTCAACATATCCCAATGGTTTTGATCAATTAGTTTTACATTAGTACAACGTGACATGTAATACTTTCTTACAGCTTGTAGAGCGAACTGTAGTGGTGGTTGATACTTAATAGTTCTGTACCATAGATGAAACATTGACTGGTTGATACACTTTCTTTTCATATCTACAATTACTTGTACGAACTTTCTACGAAGAACTCCAGGAATCCAATGCAAATTGCAAGCTAACATAATCTGCCCTTTTATCTCTAGTGGTATTACTAGAGGAAATTGATCATAGATATGAATAGTTCCTAGAGTAACAGGGACATAACGATAGTAGTAGACATTATTATATTGAAACATTTTTCTTAACCCCTAGAATCCATCCATTGACAATATATTCAGTTAATAACATTGGATCAATATATTTGTTATTAACTCCATTGTTTATCGCTATCCTACCTTTTAATCTATCTGAATGTTCTTTCCTTTTTATCTCATCCCTATTTGCATTAGCCAAATTATTTTTATGTGTTTCACTTTTAGATTTTCCTTTTGATGCTAATGACATTTTATCTTTAGTTTCAGTACTTAGTTGTTTATTTTTGTGGAATTTGGAAACTTTATCTCTATGTTCTTGTGTTCTTTCATATTTACCTGCACCATTTTCAGACATTTTGTTTCTTGTTTCTTCAGATACAACATAACCATTTCTCTTTTTAGTTTCTTTACATTTCAGTATAGACTCTTCAGATTGTTTATATCCATTTTTATATTTTTCTTTTATTGTTTCACTTTGTTTTTTTCTTTGTTCATCACTAACTTCTCTTCCAGTGAATAATATAGATAATCTTTTTTTATGTTCATCTGACATTGGTTTCATTACTTGTAGTTTTCTTTTTTCCTTTATAATAGCTTTAGAAATATCTGTATGTTTGTTACATCTATTACCTTTACCACCTAAAAAGCAATTATAAGTATCTTTACGATTGATGAACCAATCATCAACTATCTGTGTTTCTATAGTGTACGCATGTTCTACATCTAAACAGTAATGAAGTATTTGTCTTTTAAAATTTTCTTTACCGTATTTTCTAATTGCCCATTTCAACACTTTTCCTGACCCAAAATATCCATCATCAAGATTTGTAGGTGAATGAACACCAACATAGATTTTGTTGTTAATAAGATTTGTTGTAAGATAAACAATATGATACATAAGTAATCCTCCGTTTTCAATATAGATGATATACTTATTTATGACGAACCATTACTTTAAAAAGAAAGGACACTCCTTCTCTGTTAGTATTATAAATTCACAGTTATGACCTTGTTGTTTTTTTTCTTCTATAATTTTTTTTGTTGTTGACCATTTACTTTGATTTTTGAAATATTCTCTAAGTTGATATATGTAACTGTCAGTTTTTCTTTTAGGTTCTTTAGGTGGACTACATGATGAAAATGGTTTAACTTCAATCCACACTTCTTTTTCTTCACCAGATTTTGTTCTAACTAGTAAAGTAAAATCCATGTAGTATCTATGATACTTGTTATCTAGAGGACTAAGATACTTTATAATAGTAGACTCAGACTTCCAAGATATAACAGATGGATTGATATCTATCCATTTGAATACTAGTTTGATCTCCCAACCTGACCTCAATGTTAAAGGTCTAGTGCCTGTATATTTCTCAGGATGCTTTAACATTGGGTAAGCGTCAGTTATTTGATTGTATTTGCTTTGTCTCATATAGTTTACTCAAACAGGTAATAACTAAATCCAAGAGTAAGAGGAAAAGTTATTTGTTCTTCTTCAGAACTTTGTGAAGTCAATTGCATTGCCCCAATGTTTTTGAAGAAGCAGTTATAGAAAGTTAGTTTGTGTTGGATGTTGTTTTTGTTTGTAGTGATCAACAGAGTTGAATCGAATACAGGATATACAACATCAATGTCAGCAGTTTCAGGATCAGCCGCTTTCATCATGTACTGGTATACTTCTTTGAATGCCATGAGTTCTTCATCACAGAGAACAGTTACTACTAGATCATCATAGGTAAGTGAGTCACCGTTTCTTAAATCTCTTACTACAGGTCTACCGATGTTAAGTTCTCCTAGAGTAATCCCAGGGATATTAACTTCTACTGTCATTAGTTCTATAGCTTCTTGATCTTTCAGGTTCAGGTTAAAGTTACTAACTTTGAACAAATTTGTTTTAGACATTTAGTTTCCTTTAAGGATTAGTATTTGTACAATCATCACATGGTATGAATGCTGAGTCTTCAACAACTCTTCTGCGTCTATCTTTCACAACAAGGTAGTCTCTGTTAACATAAGCATTGATGAAGTGAAGAATCAATAGTGGTAATGCCCAAGTCTCTAGTGAGTTGAGAAGTGTTTCAGTAATATCTGTTTGGTATAGATTGTATGATAGATAGAACCTAGATGCATGTTCTATGAATATAACTGTCCAGAATGCTGAAAGGTAACAATTATATTTTCTATACTTCACAATAGCAATAACAAAAATGTATAGAGCAATGACTGCAATGATCAAATGGTTTTGCCAATCTGACATACATAGTTCATACTGTGATACTGCTGGTAGATGTGATAGGAAATAATCTTTCCATTGCACAGTAGAGTATATGAAGAATGTTATGATAGTGATAGGGATATACCATAGAATCTTCTTTAGTAATCCTGGGTAGTAGTCATAGATGTGTAGAGTATAGTAAGCCATACATCCAAGGAACAACATATTCCAGAAGTGTTCTAGTGGTGGATATAGAAAGTGTAGTAACCAATCATCATACAATCCTATCTGCCAAGTCCATTCAAATACGAATAGAGTCATTACCTTAACAAAGAGAATGACAGCACCAATGAAAGCAACGATATGTTTCTTATCAAAGGTGATCTTTGTTCTTATTTGTAGTATGACCATTAGAAACATAGAGAAGAACAACATGATAGTAAGTTTCATACCTATGTTGTGTAGAGAGGGATTGCCGTTGATACAAGAGAATATATTCCACAATCCTTGAGCCAATGCAGTTAGTTTATCTACCATTACTTTAGTCCTCCACTCTTAACGAACCATACGAAGATGCTTACAATAGCAATCGCAATGTTAGTAATGAAAGAAGTGACTAACATGATGGTTAAGGTTTTTTTGTGTTCATCTGCTTTTTGTAGATTGGTCAGAAGAGGTGTCCATTTACCAATCTCAAGTATAAGTGTAGCCACTGATTTTTCGTGATCATCTAGACGAATCTTTACTCTTTCATCTAGTCTGTCTATAGCATCTTTGCTTCTATCTTCTGATTCTTTGATCCTTTCTCTGGCATCATTGAGTAAAGCCTTGACTGATCCTATGTCGTTGGTATCGGCCATATGTATCACCTTCCTTTCTATAAATTTTATACACTGGTATTTATACAAAAAGAGCTACCCTTTTGACAAGGTAGCTCTTTTGTTACTGTGTAAGAAGGTTGACTTATGGTTCGTTGCTTACGGTAGTTTCACCTAGACCATATTCAAAATAGTCATACTTAATGGTAACTGAAATTTCTTCAGTCTGGTCATTGTTTTCCATTGATAGCTCAAGTGCAGCTAGGGAAGTTGGGTAAGCACCAATTAGCTTGTAGGTAGCAAGTACATCACCTTGAGTTCTACCTAGTTGTTGCATAGTGATTACATCAGACTTGTAAGTACCAGGCTGACTTCTCTCATTGGTTCCCATCTGAGCAACCTTTTCAATCCATGTTTCAAAGAACTCACGTAGATCGAATTCATAGTTGTTAAGGAAGGTGAAGGTGATATCTTCAAAAGTTGGATCACCAGCAATGTTGTACTTCATTCCCTGCCAGTTCACTTCAATGTTACCAATGGTACGTCCTGGTAGTGAAGTTGTTTTAGCTAGGAATGAGTGACTGTCCTGCCAAGATGTTAGTTCAACTTGGTTATCATCACCATTTTCTGCAATGTCGTTGCTTGGATCACCAATAGAAACCCAAAAACGGTTAGGACGAGCAAGGTCTGATACGTTTGCTCTGAATTTTGATAAGCTTAGTTCTGCCATTTGATGTTACTCCTTTATTTTTATAATAGCTTCAATACTTTTAAGTTGTTGGTCTGAGAGTGTATTCAATGCTCTCTGTATGTTATTTATACGATCTTCACCAGTAGGCTTTTTAGCTACAGGATTCTTAGCAGAATAGTTGACTGCCATGTGTCCACTTTCAGTTCTATAAGGCTTACTGAAGACAACATCAGGGTGATCCTTAACAAACTTTGCCCTTTCCTGCCCCAATTTGAACCCATTTATGGCTGTTAGTGTCCCTTGCCTAGGGATGGCATCAACAACCTTCTTAACGACCTCTGTAGCCTTATTTATGCCTCTGCCAATCTTGTCAAAGATTCCATCCTTACTATCCTTGTCCTTGAGCAAGAAAGAGTAATCAACATAGAATCTCCCTAGACTATCTTTCTTGATTTTGGAAGACTTAGGCTCAAAGTTCTTATCCCTCTCAAGATATCCTTGTATCTTTGTTGTGAGAGATTGTTCATCATCACCATAAATCTTTTTGGTCTTTCTATCTGCTGAGAAGAATCCTTCACTTAATGTCATATTGCCTCTTGTTCAATCTGATGAAATACATTATTGGAAATTTGGTATTCAATGCAATACTTCTTGTTCTCTTGTAAACACCTTCGTGACCATATCTTAGATCACCTTTGACTGCACCTGACTGATCTCCACCAGCACCAGCTTTTGTATTAGCTTCGATTGAGTGAACATCTACTAGTACTTGTTCTCTTGTTAATCCTTGATGCCCCATGTAACCAAATCCATTGAAAGTTGATGATCCATGTTTCCAAGAGATAAGATCACCAACCTGTGGTTTATCAATTCCCCAATTCATTTTCTTAGTAGAGATAACTTTGAAGTCGAATGGATGCTTGACACAATACTCTGCAAACCTAGAAACTCCTGCATACATTGGAACAGGTGACTTCAATCCATAACGATCAAATGTTTCTTTGTACATATTTACAGTGAATGCAGCACAATAACTAT